CTCTCCCTTCTATCTCAAAGTTCTTAGCTTTACCACAAGTCTCACATAGCTCTTCATTCTTAACTAAGTCAATACCATTCTTTACTTTTTCATAAACCTGTACAGCTAAGTCTAAGTCCATTTCAACTAATTC